ACAAATACGTCTAAGTCATTGTCGTCCTTATGAAGAAATCTTACTCTAGCAACTTCGCCATCATCTTTTAAACTGAAAAATTCTGCGGCGTTTGAAGCGTATTTCTCCATAACAGATTTAATTGTGTTGATACCAGTGATTCTTCCCATAAAGGTTTACCTCCTTAAAATTTAAAGTTTGTATTTTTATTTATATTAATATATACACATTTTGTTATTAAATTTTAAAGTGATTTATAAATTTTTTCAAACTTTTTTTGCAATCTTTTTAGAATATCGTTTATAGCAGTTGGACTAAGATTTAATTCCCTAGCTATATCCAACTTTTTTAATACATTCTCCGAAGAGATTATTAATTTACAAACACTAAATTCGTTATTATTTAATTCTTTTAATTGCTCTAATAGTAAATTTAATTCTACATTAGTATATTCGTCATTAACTTGTAACTCGTTTAATACAGAATTTATGGAATCGTCTAATGTAACTTTTTTATCGTCTGAATGTTCGTTTGTATTTCTCACAGCGTCCAAACTAAAATGTCCAAAATGTTTCGCGTTATCTCTAAAATAGTTTTGTATTGCGTTTCCTAAACTTCTTGAGTAATAAGTCTTAAACGAAGCTCGTTTATTGTTACTATACGAATTTAAGCATTTTAACAATGTGTCGTGAGCAACTCCGATTAAGTCAGGAATATCGTAGTAATTTGTTCTATATATGTAGTATCTTATTGTTTCATCTAAGTTCTTCAATATTTGTTCTAAAAACATCTCTTTACGAGTTTCCTGATATGCGATAACACATTCTTGTAATGATAATGATACAACAGTTTCCATTATTTAATCCCCCTTTAAATTTGTAGTGTAAAAATTTGTAGTTTACACAAAATTACATATTTAGCGTAAAGCACATAATTATATCCCCTCCCATTAAAAAATTTGTAAAATAAACAATGTAAAATGTTGTAGTATAATGTAATATAGTAGCGTTTAAAGCAATAAAAAATACACACAAACAATATAAATGTTTGCTTTGTAAGTTTATGTTGTATTTTGTAGCTAACAACTTATAACATTATTATACATTATACTACAACATTTGTAAAACTATGATTAGTGTTATGACTTATTATATTATTGTAATAAAATTTAATGTATCTAATTGTTCTGGAGTAAATTCATTTGCATCATTTAAATCTGGGTATTTTTCGTAGTCGGGGCGAGTTAATTTAAATTGTCCTCTTAACTGATTTGTGATAACATCGTGAGCTTCCTTACCTGCATCATCGTTATCTAACCATAAAGAAAGTTGTTTAATTCCATATTTTAATAATAACTCTTTTTGCTGTTTAAATAATATTCTTCCTAATAAACTTATAGCAGGATATCCGTTTTGAACTAAATATGCTGTATTAAATTCTCCTTCTGTAATTATTAGTCCAAACCTTTTATAATTCTCCTCTAATTTTTTGTTCAGGCAGGTTTTATTATTTATAGCGTCAATTAATTGTAGCATATGATAAAAACCGTATATTAAATGTTGTTTAGGAACTCCTGTAACATTTAAGTATTTATTAGGTGCAAAACTACTTAACATTCTTTTCTTTATAAACACTAATCCACCCTTATGATCTCTAACAGGTATAGTGATTGCTCGTGCTTCTTTATCATATCCAAATTCATAAAAATAAATTGTATCGTCATTAAATCCTCTATTATATAAATATGTGGATGTATATCTGTATCTATCTAATTCTGATTCTTCTATATAACTATATGGTAATTTAGTTTTATTAGTTCTATCTAAATTTAGTTTTATGTCGGGGCGACTTTCAATATTCATTGTATTATATTTTTGAATTACATACCTTTTCCCAAAATTTCTATCATTACTTCCCCAACAATAAGATACAAATTCAAATAAATCAGCAGTATAACCACAAGTAAAACAATGAACAGTTCCAGCATGATACTTAGTACCATTTCGAATAACTTCTACAGTACTAACACCACAACTAGGCTTATGTTCTTGTCCGTTTTTATGTACTGGACAAGTTACTTGAATATCTTTTTTACCTTCTTTGTAATTAATATCTTTTAATAAATTAATTCCGTTTAAATGTAAATCAGCTCTTAAATCCTCAATAATTTGTTCTACTGTAGCTAAAATTACTACACCATCTATTTCAATCATAATATCACCCTAAAATAAATTATCTTTTATATTCTGAGAGTTTAATGATTTAAATATACCATAATCTATATTCCAAACAGTTAAGAATTCCTGTCCTCTTTTTCCATATCTATTTTTAGGAACTTTAATTTTCGCACCATTTTCAATTTGAGTAAAACTTATAACTCTTGTAGCGTTTTGAGCTATTGCATCAGCGTCTTGAGAATCTTCGAGTTCCGGAGTAGCATTTGGGTCTTTCTTTTTACTCTCTGCCGCCTTTCTGTTAGCTTGATGCAAACAAATAATTGGAACTTGATAATCTTCTGTAAATCTAGCTAAATCTTCACTTATGTTAGTGTATCTAATTCTAATTTCTTTACCCTTTTTATCGTCATGCATCAATGATAACTGGTCTAGTCCCCATATATCAAATCCATACTTATCTTGAAGAACTCTCATTTTATTAACAGACATTTTTTCTCCTCCAAAGTCTTTTGGAGTGAATATTCTAAAATCTGGGTACTTGCCAGACAATAAATCATTAATATAATTTTGATAATCTTTAAAAGTTTTAGGCCCTATTTCCGAATCTTGAGAACCTAATTCAACATCCCCACTGATAAGTCCACTATTTCTAAAATGTTTATACATAGTATCAAATCTATATCCATACATCAATGGACTCATTTCTCCTGAATATACTGCAACCTTTTTTCCTTGTAACCATGCTTTCAACATAAAATAAAGTAGCAACCAGGACTTACCTTCATTAGTTCTAGCTATAATTAAAACAAAATCTTCATTTAACCAACCATGCAATTCTTTATCCATATCTGATATTCCTGTAGATATTCCCATTAGTCCATGAACTTCTATTCTTTTCTTGTAATCTTCTAATCTTTGTGTCGAAGATTTTACTATATCTACGCCTTCTCCAAGATGTTTATTTGCTAACTTAAATAAATGCTCAGTTTGATTCTTTAAAAAATTAATTGCTTCAAATGAATTTGTTTTACTTTTTTCAGCACTTGCTTGTAACGACTGAACTAGTTCCGAGTAACATTTTTGTTCCAATAAATCATGAAATAAAGTATTTACCGGAGTAGTAACTTCGTATAAAGGAAAATCAGGAAACTGTATAGCAAACGAAACTTTATCAGGCAATTTACCCACGCCATCTAATTTTTTAGTTTTTTCGTAATGCTCTATCAAATACTTAAACTCATCTTCATATCCAGGAAAATACGATGCGTCTATATCATATTCTAAAATAGGCTTAATTGTATCGTTAGTTAATAAATAATTTATAAATTGAACTGATACAACTCCTTCAGTCATTATTATTAGCACCTCTCTTTGAAGTGGATTTCATATGCAGTACTTCACTTTCCTTTATTCTATCTGCAATTCTTCCATGCAAATTTACAGCTAACTCGTTTAAACTACAATTACTTGTATAAATTATACTTAGGTTGTTACTATATCTTTCGTCTATTATATTTAACAATCTTTCACGAACCCAATCTGAAGGTTTCTCTGCACCGATATCATCTATTATAAGTAAAGGTACTGTTTCTATTAATTCCATAATCTTAGGAAACGCAGGATCTGGATTATCATACTGACGTCTTAAATCTTCAAGAAATTTAGCACTTTTTATAAAATAAACTACAGGTTCATAAGTTACAAGATTTTTTGCTCTATATCTTATATAATAATTAGCTATTGCACAAGCTAAAGATGTTTTTCCATTACCTTTGTTTTCTCCATAAATAAGTAAGTTGTTACCATTATCTACCCATTTATGAATATTATTTAATATATGCTCAATACGAGAAAACACATCTAAATCAATATCCTCAACTATTAAATGCTGTGGGTATTGATATCTTTTAGGTATATTAGATTGACTATACAAAATTTCTAATATCACATACCCATCACAAAACTTATTACATTTTTCAGGATACCCTTTACAATATTTTTCAGCCCAGCATTTGTCAATATTAGCGTTCATTAACTAACACTCTCCTTTGCTCGTACAGCTAACTTATCAGCAACTTCGTTAAATATAAGTCCTTTATGTCCCCTTATTTTCCTCCAAGTTACTGAAATATTTTGTTCTTTGTATTGTTTAAGTATGTCCAATAATTGTTCCCATAAATCCTTATTTTTAATCTCCTGACCTTCCGAACCTATCCAATTATTAAACTTCCAATTAACATACCACTTTTGTATCATACAATTATATAAGTATCCACTATCTGTTATTACTCTTATTTCTGTTATATCTTTAAATTCTCCTTTATTGTTTAAATAGTATTCTAATCCTTTTAAAGCTCCCATTATTTCCATTCTTTGATTTGTTGTGTTTATTTCGGGGCCGCTTAATTGCTTTAATATAGTATTGTTACAAACTAGAACAGAAGCCCACCCTCCAGGATTTTTTGGATTATGCACATTAGAAGCTCCATCAGACCAAATTTCTAATAGCATATTACACCTCCTGTAATTTTAACTGTTTTAGCTTAACCCAAGTTCCAGGACAATCGTAAAACGATAAAATTTTATGTTTCAGCTTTTTTACAATTTCATTAAGCTCTTTTTTAGAAGGATTTTTATAATGCTCCAATTCTAATTTTAGTATCACTGAAGTAGCTTTATTTTCATTATCTACAGCTATATTAAGTTTTTTAGATAATTCAAAGTAGATTTCTGATTTTATCATATTATTTACTCTCCTTTCTCCAATGATACAACCCATAAATATTTAAAGCTGTGTAAACAATAAACATTGTCATTTGACTAAACATCTTATGTTGCATATCGAATACAATCCATACTACATTTGAAAGAATCCAAATATAAAATCCAAAATGATTCTTTCTCGCTACTAAAAAATTTCCAATTAAACTAAGAATTGTTGCTGTAAGTTCTAACATTGTATATTCCTCCTTATAATATTATGCTTTTAACAACATTGTCAGTTTTTTCAGTTGGGGGCGAATTTTCTATTTTATGCTCTTGTTGTAAATAATATTGTTCTAGTAATTTGTTTAAAATCCATTTTATATTTAACTGATAAATTTTAGGTCTTGGATAATCAGTATTAGCAAATAATGTATCATACTTTTTAATAAAAAAATCTATAAGTTCTATTAAAATATTCGGTTCAAATTCTTTTAATAAATTTTTTATAGCAGTAGCATCCTTATTTCTATCAATAACTAGAGTTTCAAGTTTATATTTTAACTCGTATTTATGTTTAAAATATTTACAATAATCTAAGGGTTTTAAATCTCTATAATTTCCAGAAAGTATGCGTTCTACAGGGTCTTTGCTATTATAGTTGCTAACATTAGAGCTATTTACAACTTTTTCTATAGGTGTTGATAATTTTTTAAAAGATATATTTATTTCTTTATCTTGTGAATCTGCATTATTATCTTTTCTATTAGTATTCCTAAAGCCGTTATCGTTAGCAC